CACCGTTCATAGGGGCATCACAGGCGTAGTAGCACTTCTTGTGGAACCAGCTGCCTCTGCCATTGATGAACGCATGGGAGTACCCAACGAACACCAATGTACAGAGCATGGTTAATCCGCAGCCATCTTCTCGACCGCGCCTCGGATATGAGAGATGTTTGTATCTATACGAGCCATGGAGACAGCTTGGCTTTGTACCATCCCCTCGACTTTGTTCACACGCTCAGAGAAAGCTATTAGTTTCTCAGTGTTTTGCTGGATGTCGGCCATCATCATGGAAACCGTCCATACTATAGCAGCTGCTTGTGTCATAAGGCCAAGGAGGAGCGTTGCGGGGACACTTTTGGAGATGTGCCAACCGTCTTCTTTAGTCATTAGGGAGCAACAGGCCAATCGTCTTCAGCCAAGTTGGGCCATGCGTCTGCATCAGTCAAACCACGAAGCTCTTGGCGGTAGGTAGCCCATGCTGTCTTGAGTTCATTGGTCAGTGGACTGTCGTTCATCTGGGTCCAGTCGCTGGTATCTAGTAGGTCGTTGCGTGTCTTGCGGTTGCTTTCTGCTACCTTAGCATCAAGACGGGCCTGATACGCAGCTTCATGTTGAGCCTTAGTAGTTGTCACCACGTTGCCATCGCCATCAGTCTCAGTGGTGTCACTGAACATATCACGGGCAACGTAGTTCTCTACCCAGTTACCGTTAGCGTCTTGCTCTACACCATCACGGGCAGACGTTTGGTATGCTGTTGTTGTAGCCGGTGGGCTGCGTAGGACAGGGTCAAGGTTAAGTGCATCCAGTGTGGCTGCTTTCCATACACGCGGCAGGGAAGTGTTGGGGTTAGCTGAACGCCATTGCCCCTGTGTCCTTACTTCGCCTGTTGTTCTGTTTCTGTATTCTGACATGATTGATATTCTCCTCTGTCAGTTGATTATGCGATTGCGTAGAAAATGTAGGTACGGCCAGACTTATTTATTTCTGCGTCCCCAGAGCCTCCGGGGTTATTAATAATAAACCCACTAGCGTGTGCGTCAATCTCATCCTGACCGGGATTCTCTGCATCGGTTTTGTTCAATTGAAGATAAGGATCACTAGCGACATTAATGCCTCGTTCAGTATCCCATATGTACCAATTGCTATTACCATCTGTTCTTTTGATAAGGATCCACCTAGCACCTGTTGTAAACCCACAGTCGATAGTTTGTGTTCCACCGTTACCGGCGTAGCTCCCCACCTTCGATATACCGGGGAGGCTTGCGAAAAGATAGGCTATACCCGTGTCCCCGCCACCTGTGTAATCACCTGTGTAATTACCTATAGTTAGTTGAGTAGCAGTTGGCGCAGTAGGCCAGACATTTGACTGAGATGAGTTTTCTGCGGCTGTAGAATTAATGTAAAGAAAGCTATTCGTGTTAGTCAAATCTTTGTGGTAAACTTTCCAGCTTGAAGTCCCGCTTCTACGCTTTACCCACATCATTTCTGGGACAACGCCAAGATTGTGGTTTAAGGTTAAAGAAGATGAACCTGTAGCCGTGTAAGCAACCACATCGAAATAGCCCGGCGCACGTTTCCACATCCAAGATTGGTGGGTGCTGTTTGCGTAGCTCTCTGCCCATCCATCCATATAGTCATACACAAAAGCGTTATCAGTCGCTTGGGCTGCGGTAGAGTTTGTAACTAAGCGATTGTTCCCCGTTAACCTTGTCCCCATCCTATTATCTACCACAGCACTTGGTTGCTTATTTATGCTCATGTCTACGGGGAATCCTGAAACGTATGTAGGAATTGTACCTGTACCCGTATCAATAGCAAACACCTCAGTCGCACTCTCAGGCACTTTTGTACCACGGCGTATGGCGATGTAGATGTAGGTTTCGCCTGTTGGAGCATTAGTAACACCTAACCCAGCAGTCGTTAATTTAAAACCAGTAGAGGTAAAGTCTATTTGATTGGCAGCATCATATTCAGCATTTGTAAGGTTTGGCCTAAGCATAGCATCATTACCGTCAGTCGGAACGCCACGCATATTATCAAATATAGCCCATTCATCAGCACCCGTTGATTTCTTTATCAGTATCCACTGAGGTTCAAATCCAAGAGTAATCTCAGGAGGTGAGGTTTCGTTACTAACATAACTCCCACACTTGATAATATCAGCATCACCATCAGCACCGAACTCACCGTCACCATCGTTGTGGGCGAAGAGGTAGGCAACGTAGGTTTGCCCTGATTGATTAACAAAGAACTCGTTTGGCGAGTTTGTACCAAGGGTGAAGACAGAAGATGTTTGCGTTGAATGCTCTCCAAACGCCTTCCAAGAAAGTTGATCATATGTCTGGTTTAAGACAAGGCTAAGGCTATGGTTGGGCAGATCGTTACTGAGGCTCCTGTGATAGACCATCCATTCCGTGCTTCCTGAACTAGTGTTCTTCACAAAGATTGACCCGACAGTAGCGCCAAGGCTGTGGCTTATTTGCCTAGCATCTGTCCCATCCCCTGTCCAAGTCACCACATCAAAGAACTTAGGGGCTTTGCGGAATGTCCAAGAGGCGAAGTCTTTCGTGTTGTCGTTTAGCATACCATTTGTGTCTATGCTAAACCCATCAGAGTTAAAATTAGTTAGCGAAGAGGAGCTACTAGCCTCGCCATCAGTTCTGTTGGAGGAAATGTACTTATAAACACCACGTTCTGTGTCAAAAAGAAGGTGCCTAGTAGTATCTACCCTCTCTTTAATCCAAACCAAACCACCTTCGCCATCAAGGTCAATGCCGTTGGTGATCGTTTGTGTAGCACCATTACCCGTATACAAATAAGTGCTGAACACATCCTCTACGTTCAGGGGACCACCAGCGCCACCGACAGCATTACCAGCCGCAGCCTGTAGCATCTTTTTCTTAGTAGCCATTATGTAAGCTCCTTATGCTAACGCTTGACCAGCTGTGAAGCCGTACCAGTTGGCACCGTCACGGGTTGTGAACACGAAGATGTCCTTAGCTGAAGCAGTTGCTGTCAGGGTTGGAGCAGTAGCAGCAGGCCAGTCAACACTTGTAGGCCATGTGACTGTGTAGCCACTAGCTGAAGCGTCTTGGATAATCTCAATGCTGAACGTGTAGGATGTACCGCTTGCAGGTGGGTTGCTGAAGGTGAACGTGGTATTGCCTGATAAAGTTAAGCTGAAGGAGTTACCTGTCTCACAGTTTACTGTAGGAGTTGTGCCGGAGAGCGCAGCGTAAGTTTCGTTGTAGCTGTCGGCTATGATTTCGCCAGTTACACTAACATCACCACTGAAAGTGCCACCCGATGCCGCAGAAACAAAGTCTGTTGGTAAAGTAGGCGTACCAGTGATATCCGCATACGCTCCTGTAGTCGCTACAGTAGCTAACGTGGGTGTACCAATAACATCAGTATAAGCACCCGTAGTTGCTACAGTAGCTAAAGTAGGTGTACCAGTGACATCAGTATAAGCTCCCGTAGTCGCTACAGTAGCTAACGTGGGTGTACCAGTGACATCGCTGTAGGCACCTGTAGTTGCCACTGTTGCTAACGTGGGTGTGCCAGTGACATCACTGTAGGCACCCGTAGTCGCTACAGTGGCTAGGGTCGGAGTACCCGTGACATCGCTGTAGGCACCTGTAGTAGCTACAGTAGAAAGACCAGCGATCTTGGTGGCAGCAATAGCTGCATCAGATGCTATGTCTACGTTGACGATTGTACCATCTGTTATCCCTGCGGATGTTATGTTCTGTGGTGCTGGTGGATTACCAATATAAGCCATTCTTGTGTCCCCCTACGACTGCTCTAAAACGGACACAATTACGTCTGCCGATGAGGCTGCGCTGCTTGTGACTTTGATGATGTCTGTAGTCTCTAGGACTACTTTTTGGTCTCCACCGATAGGGACCAGTGCCCCACCAGCAGGTACAGCAGCACCTTTCACTAGGAACACAGTAGTAGAGGCTGAAGTGTCTGTGACTTCTACATCGACTGTGATGCTAGATGCGGTGCGGTTCGCAACGGTTAATCCGATGCAGGTTGTGGTTGTGGCGCTGGGAACTGTGTACACACTAGCTTGTGATGTACCTACCGCTGCGCTGATAGCATTCTTAAAAGTATTAGCCATTGGTTATCCCTCAATCAGCCTAGAGCAATCGCAAGAGCAAGCGCGTCATCTGCGCCTGCAAAACGTGCGTCACTCTGTGTTTTACTATAGAAATTGGTGTTGATGCCTAAGTTGGCTCGTGCTGTCGCTGCATCTACAAGGTCGCTTAGGTTATTAGCTGCAAGAAGATCACCAGTCCCAGCACCAGCTGGCCCCTGTGGACCCTGTGGTCCCGGAACAGTGCTATCAGCCCCAGCAGGCCCTTGTGGGCCAGCCACTGTACTATCAGCCCCAGCAGGCCCTTGCGGCCCAGCTACAGTGCTATCAGCCCCAGCAGGACCTTGTGGGCCAGCTACAGTACTGTCAGAACCGTCAGCCCCAGCTGGTCCTTGGGTGCCTTGTGGGCCAGCCACTGTACTATCAGCGCCGTCAGCACCGTCAGCCCCAGATGGACCCTGTGGGCCAGTGACACTATTACCTTGGATGCCTTGTGGGCCTTGAATGCCCTGTGCGCCTGTAGCGCCTCTAGGTACTGACAGGACACCAGTTGTACTATTGTAGGTTACGTCAGAGCCTACTGCACCTGTGGTGGTTGTTAGCCCTGTGATGGCGTTCTTGTGACCTTCAGCTACAACGGCAGAGTTGGCAGCGGCAGTCGCAGAGGTTGCGGAGGCAGCGGCAGAGGTAGCAGCTGCTGCTTGAGATAGTGCGGCAGCGTTCTTACTGTCTTCGATTGCAGATATGTTGCTAGGTGCAACTGGTGTAACATCTGTGTTTTCGGGGGTAACGCCAGTGCCACTGTAGAAAGATGATGATGCCATTAGTTACCTCAGTCCTCGAAATTAGATGTTGGGCGCATTGTTGAGGCCATCCCAGATGTCTCACCAGTGTCGGCTTGCCCCTGGATCTCGGACAAGAAGT